TACAGCTTGGTTGTAATTGGTCTAATAGATAAGTCTCTATACAATTTCTACAGCATTCAAAATCACAAGCACCGCATTGTACTTTCTTTCTTTTATGATTTGTATAATTTTCGCAACATATATTGCATTCTTTATTTTCATCTTGTGATATTGATACTACTGACGTCATATTTATTAATATAACTATATATTAATAAATTTAATTCAATTTATTTTTTTCGTGATCTTTTATATTTTCGTCTTCTTTTTCGTGTTCTTTTTTTCTTATATTTCCTTCTTTTTCTTGTTCTTTTTCTTCTTCTTCTTCTGGATCTTCCTCCTTCCTTTTTATATTTTCCAAAAAATCCACATATTTTTTCACACGTTTTTCCTCCCTCTTTCAAGCATTTTTCCATACAAGTGGGGTCTTCCTGTGGCATTGCTACCGGTTGTGACATTCCCATTATAAACTGAGTTGTTGGTGTAAATCGTGATGCGTCTGTTAATGGTTGATACTTGCTGCCATATACAAAATACATATAATATCCCATATCTCCCATATTTATATCTACCGATTGAGTTCTTGGACTAATGCGCACCCATTCTGAACCAGCGTTTATATGAGGATATTTTCCTGGGTTGCCTTTTTGTCCTATTATAGCTGTCCAAACTCCATCACTATTATCTCTATGAAAATGTTCTATATCTACCTCTGTATTTGATAAGCGTTTCCATTCATTTTGTAAGTCTGAACCGCTTGTCATAAATTCAATCAAATATTGTTCCCAAGCTTGACCTAATAATTCACTATCACTATCATCCATTGCTATTGGTATAGGCATATAATCTCTTGAACCACGCGATGCTGTAAATGTTCCTGTATAATGCCTAAAATTAAATTTCGCAAAATAATATGATATTACCATTGTTAATGCTGATAATTTTGTTCCCATATATCCCATTTCATGACCCATTATATTTGCTAAATCAAGCAATAAAGCTCCTCCTCCTCTTACATTAGAACATAATCCTTCTACATATAAAAATGGTTCTGCTGATGCCATCGGTGTATGTCGGTAACCGATATTATCAATCCATACTTTTGATGGTTTATAACTAATATCTTTTACCACCAAAAATCCTGTCAAATCATATTTATCTTTTTTCGCTACCTTTCCTAATGCTTTTTCTTGACGAATTTTTTTTATCTTTTCAAGAAACTTTTTCTTCATAGACGGTTTGCCATCAAAATAATCTTTATACTTATCCATTAATTCTTCATATCTATTTTGATTATGTGTATGAATAGCTGCTCTTGTTTTTATATAATCTTCTAATTGCTCTAATTCTGGTTCATTAGTATCGCCCTTTTCCTTTGGGTTTTCTACTGCTATTACTATAAAAGTCACCTCTTTATACATATCTTCTCTATCAAAATAACTACCAGGTAAATTAGCACCACAAGGATATCTTCGCTGTCCCCATACATCACTTTCATTTTCATCATATTGTAGTAAATTAACTAATGCATTCCAATGATGGTAATCTACTGGAGCTCCAAATCCTGTATGATCTATAGTTTTCAATGCTCCTCTAGTATTATGGTCAAAACTTATCATATATTTTTCTGGATTATTAATAACTTTCTTTGGAAAATGTATATTTTCCTTGGGTATTGCTTTGGGAAATCCTTCAAATTGAACCATATCCCCTTTATTTCTAAAATAATCATAATGTCTTTGAACTCCCAAATGCCCCCAATATTCATCTTTTTGAGATTGGGAAGAGCTCATTTTAAATGGATTATAATATACGTGTATTCCCGGACTATCTGTCGTCCATAATGATAAAGTTGCTTCTCTTTCACTTCTTTTCACTTTTTTTGTTTTTGATGTTGATCTTTTTTTTTTACTTGACTTTTTTACTATATAATATATAAATATTTTTTCAATTATATAAATAAATAAAAAAAGAACTAAAAAATAAGGACTAAAAATTACGCACTATGAAAAAGGCACCATAGACATTATTTAGTTTCTATATAAAATTAATACATATTAATTATATATATGAGTTCAAATACAGAAGATATGACAGATTTTGATGTATCTAATTATCCTATTGAAGATTTATTCGCAATTATGGGTATTTTAGGTCAACAACCGTTTACCAAAGCTGAAATTATAGATGAGACACAAAAATTCATAGATAAATACGAAAATGACCCATTATTTAAACGATTTTTCTTTGATGTTAGAACTAGATTGTTAAAAGAAAAAGACTATGTTATGGAAGATAATGTATTTACATTCAAAAAAGAAGATGAAGAAGAAGATGTTATTGTTGGCGATAGATACGAAAAAACCAGCGGTTTAATAGATGACGAACATTTGGTTATTGGTGAAATTAGACAAAAATCTACTGGTGGACACGATATTCCTTTCGTTCAAGGTGATAATAATCCTACAAAACGATATACTGTCACTAGAATAGTTAATTTTGATAGTCATTATAGAACTATATTAGACCCTTCTTCTGTTGCTTGTCCTGTTGCTGATCCTAATAGTAACCAACGACTTGATAGTCCTACTAATTATACTGCTAATCTATCTCAACCCCTTCAAAATGTTATTGAAATTACCCTTGAAAATGCTGAAATACCTAGTTCTTGGTATGTTTTTAATAGTGAATACGGGACCAATTATTACTGTACTAACCAACAAGCCGACCCTTTCTCTATTCCTAGTGGTAATTATTCTACATCTACACTTCTTATACAAGAATTAAACAATGCTTCAACTGACTTATTATTCTCTTATAATTCTCTTACTAATAAAATTTCAGTTCAAAATAATAGCGCTGCCGCTATTATCATCGAATGGTATAAACCTATCACATCACTTAATCTCTGTGTTGATGGTGGTGGTGTAGGACAAAAATTAGATTGTAATTTAGGATGGCAACTTGGATTTAGACTAGAAGCATATACAGTACAACCTAATCATACTATCACTGGTGAAGCTATTTTAGATTTACACGGACCAAAATACCTATTAATTTCATTAGATGATTTCCAAAATAGCAAACCGAACCAAGATATTATTTCCATTCGTAGTAATAAATCCAATTTTTCATTACCTAGCTACTATAATAAAAATACGATGGACCCTGGTTGTGATCCCCCTGATTATAATGCTTTTTATCAATCTTGTTCTGCTAGACCTGTAAACTATGATTTAAGTCGTAATTTAACTCAAAAGCAGTTATACAGCGTAGATCAATTGAAACTCGCTATGACTGGAAAACCAGCTGATAGATATTCTAGTCCTAATTCTACTGATATTCTTCATAAAGTTCCTATTGTTAGAAATATTCAACAACCATATGGTAATATTTCCTATATTAACGCTCATCCTGATTTATCAAAACGTATTTATTTTGGACCTGTTAATCTATCTTCTTTTAGAATACGTCTATTAAATGATAAAGGACTTGTTGTAAATCTTAATAATATGGATTGGTCTTTTTCTATTAGGGTCACACAAATTTATTCTTATTAACTTATTGTACCATACAACATTTATCATATATCCCTTCTTCTATAACATACTCTTCTTCTATCTTTCTTATATCTATTCCTTTTCTTACTCCTGGAACACATACTCCTTCTTCTATTTTTTTTATTATATGTTCCGTCATTTTTTCTAAGAGACACCTTGTATTGGTGGTTGTTTTTACTGATATATCATATCCTACCATTCCTAATTCTTCAGCATATTTTTTAAATTCATCTACTTCTGCTTTCAATGGCAAATCTATCTTATTTAATATTGCTATTAATGGCAACGAATCTCCATCTCTATGTCTTTGATATCTATCATACCATTTTTTCATCTGTTCTTTCCATTCAGGTTCTGTTCCATCTACTACAAGAAATCCACTTGCTACTCCTTTATAATAGTTTTTTATTATTGGTGCAAAACTCTCTTGTCCTGCTGTATCCCAAAAATGATATTTTATTCTTTGTCCTCCTATCTCCCTTTCCACCGATACAAATTCTACTCCTATTGTTGTATCTGTAAAATCCCGGAAATTATCATCTGCTATTCTCCTAACCAAACTTGTTTTACCAGAATTTTGCTCTCCGGTTACTATCACTTTAAATAGATATTTATAACTCATAATATTATATAAAATATAAAATATAATATTATTTACATTTATTTTTATATCTATTTAATTTATATGACAAAAACAAAAAGTAAAACCAAAAAACTTGTTAGTCTCTTTTTAAAAAAAAATAAAAAAAATAAAAAAACTAGAAAAGCTAGAAAAGCTAGAAAAGCCCATAAATCAAATGAATTTACTGGTAAAACTATTTATAAGAAAAATGATTTCAATAAAAACCCTTTCCCTAATATTCCTCTATTAAAATATAAAACCGTCTTAATGGCTGACAATATGGTTTATGTTTCTTCTGTTAAAAATAAAATCACGAAAAAATTCCTTATGGAAGAATACCGAAAAAGATTAAAAATTCTTCTTAAAAAACATCCCAAATTCAAACGTAAAGTTAAAAATGTTGATAAGCTCCCTCCTACTAAATTGGAAAAAACTTATTTTGAGTTTATTAATATTGAAAAATAATTTAGTCATTCACACCTGATTCTTCATTTATCATTTGATCCACAAATTCTCCTACTTGTTCGTTTATTCTTTCTATATGTTTCATTAAAGCATCGTTATTATCTGATATTTGGTTCTTTAATTTACTCGTATTTTGTAGTAATATTTTCTTAAAATTACGTATTTGTTTTGCTCTTCCCTTTACATTTTCTACATTCATTTTTGTATTCATTAATTGATATAAAAAATCTACTCCTCCTACTATACTCCTAGGACATTCCGATACATTGCATAAATATAAGGCCGGCTTTTTCCCATACATTTGTACTTGCCAATCTGATTTTCCACTTACACCCGCATTTAAACTCAAAAATAATCCACCGTCTATTTCTTTCAATTTCCCCATTTCTTTCTCAAATTTTTTTACACCTACTTTCTGGACGTTTTTCTTATCTGTTTTCACTTCAACTAAATATTTCTTCCCGTTATATGTCATTAACATATCTCCTTTCCCTCCTTGTTGTGCTGTATCTTCTATTTCAGCCGTTGGAAAATATTTTGTAAGCCATTCACCTACTAATTCTTCTCCCTCTGAACCTTTATTTGCTGCTATTTTCTTACTTGCTGTATTTTTATATAATTTCTCTCTTATATCTTCTAACTCCTTATTCTTCTCTTTCCTCAAATCCTCCATCTCTACCTTATGTTTTTCCCTTGATTCATCTAATTTACTATTTATTTCTTCATAAAATGCCTTGTTTTTTAAAGATAACTCATTTTTTAACTGTTTCGTCTCCTCCTCCATCACTTCTATTTTATTTTTATACAGATTTTCTGTTTGTATTTTACAAGTTTTTCTTGTCTGCTCTAATTTAGTCTCTTGTTCTTGTATATTTTTTTCTATTGCCTCTTCTAATACCACTTTATCTTCCTTCAATTTCTTATTTTTTTCTCGTATTCGCTTTATCTGATCGTTAGATATCTTCTTTTGTTCTCGTAATTCACGTTGATAATCATTATTCTCCCAACTTTTCTCTATATCTATCTTACTTTCTATAAATTGTTGTGCCAATAGTATATGTTTCCATTGTTCTTCTTTTGGTTTTTGTAAAAATTTTACAAATTCTTCACTTGATGGATGGTTATCTATTGGTATATATATTGCTTTCATTTTCAATTCACCGCCTTTATTATCATCTCCTGGTATATTTATTATACTTGAATCAACCTGCATTATTTTAATATTTAATTAATCTTTTAAATAGTTTAAATATATTTATTAATCATATATATATGGACGGATTAGCTACTCACAAGGAAAGGCAAGATATGATTGTCGAGCCCCTACATGTTATGGTACATCTAGCACTGTTAAATTATTGCCCCGTTGGCACTAAAATAAGTATTTCTAATAATACTCTCCATCTCCAGAAACCCTCATACGTTCAAGGAGCTCTGCGTTGGTGGAGTAATGATAGTAAAGATGATTTATATTATCTTTTTCATGCCATTCGTAGATTTTACTTATGGTATAAAAATACTAAAGACCTCAAATATAACTACATTCTTGAAACCGCCATCAAAGGGATTGCTAAATTAATAAATACCTATCAAAGTTGTAATAATACCTCTATTACTCACACTCTCTCTTTATACAAAAATATACTTGAAATGGAACAACCAGACCTATTCAAAGAAACTTCTGACACCATCGTCACTATGGACAATGTTTTCCAAAATGTAACTTCGTTATATAGCAAACATCAAATTTTTGTTATTTTTAATACTCTTAAAATTCTTGAAGAAGAACAAAATACCGAATATATCGACCAATATTTAACTGCTTTAGAAACTTTTTTTATCCCTCTTAATATGGAAATTCGTTCTTGGATACATAATAATTTGAGTTGTTAAAGCTGATCTTTATCTTCCTTAGTAATAGTATTATGATAATAATGACCACCATGAGACCAAGGCACTACTATCCAAGCTTTGTCTATCTCTGTTTGCGTATTATTTAATATTCCACCTAATAATACTGGCAATATTAACGTCAAATATACACATAAATTCTTCTTTCTCATTTTATATATTACCAATTTAATTTTTATTTATTCTTAACTTAATATATATGCCTGTTAATCTTCCAATTTTGAGTACAAGTGAAAGTATTGTTAATAAAATAAACGGTTCGGCTCAAGAAATCGTTACTAAAGTCACAAATAGTGACCTTATAAGCACCGCTGGTAAAGGTGTTGATGGTATTTTAAAAGATTTAGGAGACCTTGTTGGTGTCGTTCCCTTGGCTGGCGACAAGGTAGGATATGTCTTTAAAAAAGGCGGTGAAGCTGTAAAGGTAGTTGCTGTCACTGGTAATAATGTTGTTATTGGTAGTGGTAAACTTGTAAATGGTGTTTTATCCGGTGTCACTGATTTAGTTGTATTAACACTAAGCACTGCTAAAGGACTTATAAACAAACTTACATCTATGATTGGTATGCCTCTTAAACTTGGTGGTAGAAGAAGAAAAAGAAGAAGAAAAAGTAAAAGAAGAAAATCCAGAAAATCTAAGAAACGAAGAAAACGCAAAACCAAAAGAAGACGCAGACGTTAAATTAGAAAAAGACGTCACTATTTTTTTAAAATAATTTATTAAGTTCTCTAATAAATTCTTGTTTTCCTATTGATTTTGGTCCTACTGTATTATCATGATTCCAACTAATCTTTTCATAATATTCTTCTTTAAATTTCGTTCTTTCTTTATAGCTTTTTGATTCATCAAATGTGATATAATAATGACTTTGATCTGATAGATTACCCCAATTAACTGTATCTTGCATCATATCTATCATTTTCCCCGCATATACTCCTACTCTTCTTAATGCCATTGTCGCATCCTTCTTATCTTTTACAAATTTAAACCCCTTTGGCTCTAATTTTGGTGATACTTCTCTAGCTGTATCCCTCTTTTCCCATACCTGAAATACACAAGGAACATTATAGTCTTCTCCTTCTACTGTAAAAGCATCAATTTCTATATCTATTTGTGATGATAAATGGAAATTCAATGGTATACACCTCTGCATACTCTCTTTTTTAAAGCTTTTTGGTAGTATAAAACTGAATGTTTTCGTATTATCAGCTTGACATATCTTCTTAATAAACTTCTTAGCTAATGATGACTGCCTCCCAAACGGTGGATTACCTATATAATGACAAGGTATTTGAAAACATTGGTTCAAATCTAGTTTCAAAAAGTCTTGTTCTCTTACCTGTACGTGCGCCGGTGCTATATCATATGATATACTACTCCATTCGTGTATTAAATTAGTAAATGATCCACTTCCAGCACTTGGTTCTATCACTAGATTATTCTCTTTTCCCACCTTCAATTTCTTCCATTCTTCTACACATTTCTTTGCTACTTCTGGTTTTGTATAGAATTTATCTGATAAATCTCTGTTTAATCCTGTTTTCTTCATTATTATTTTAATATAATAAATTATGTTTAAATATATTCAATTTATATCATTGAGACTGACAAGAGCATAAATTTGACTTGTAATGAACTGTATTACCATATTATCGTTTCACGGCGAAAAATTTTGAAATTTTATGACTGACCTTACTGACTTTTTATTTCATTTTTCAAGTTATTACCATATTATCATCTCATACTCTTAAATTTTGAAAACCCCTGACTGACGAGAGCGTGTTTTTGACCTATAAAATTCCTTCTTACTGATTATCGTAATAAAACCGAAAATTTCCAAAATTTTCATTTTTCAAAAATTACCGCTGCATATTTTCACTTTCGAAAAATAGCTAGTTAATATTATTACCTTTTTTCATCTTAAAATTTATTTTTCTCAAAAACGGACACCTTAATGCTGTTATTTTTCAATAATCATAAAATATGCTATTACCATAAAGCATCTAAATACCCTATTTATAATATCTGTAAATATGGTCAAAAAGTGCAATTTGTAAAGAAGAGGTTTGATGAACAAAACAAAAAGTGACAAATTTGGCCATTTTAAATTTGTCACTTTTGTACATTGCACTAAAAGTTTCGAAGCCGAAATTGCACGTTTTTATATATTGCTGCATTATCTAGCCAGTTTTCCAGAAATTACAATTTTTTACTGAGACCATAAAAAAATCCACCAAAAATATACATTAAAAACAAAAAGATTTAGAGATAAAATGTTTCCAAAATATATAATATGAGTTCCAAACATTTCCAAAAACGAGCAAAAAAGGTAAAAAAAACAAAAGAGTATTTTTGTGAAATTTGTTATTATATGACGTCTCGTTCCAATAATTATAAAAGACACATTGAGAGCAAAGTTCATAAACTAAAAGTGGATTTACACAAAACTATAAGCGAGCAAAAAACCAGTTTTGCATGTGAATTTTGTAATAAAGGATATAAGACGCGTTCTGGTCTCTGGAAGCACGAGCAAAAATGTTCTTATGCTGTGGCTGCTCGCTCAATTCCAATCATTTCCAAAGACGAGCAAAACTCTGAAGATGATGAAAAAGAATCAAAAAAAGATGAGATGTTGATGGAATGTATGAAAATGATGAAAACTCAACAAGAAATTACACAACAACTAATGGAAAGTGGTGCCTTAGGTGGCAGTCATAATACCTCAAATAGTCATAATAATAGCAATAATACTAACAATATATCAATCAATGTATTCTTGAACGACCATTGTAAAGATGCGAAATCAATCCAAGATTTTGTAGATAATATCAAATTTAAATTGACAGACTTCTTTGACGGTCAATTGCCAATTAAAGATTCAGTATCAAATGTAGTAGTTAAGCAATTGAATGATATGCCAACAACAGAAAGACCAATACACTGTATGGATAATAGACGAGGTAATTTTATGGTGAAAGATAAGGATGAAGGATGGGTACAGGATAAAGGTGATATGCTGGCAAATAATATAAAACGCGTTCAGCAAAAGGCATTATTACAATCGTATGATACATTTGATGCTGAATATGTGCCGCCACATCCGGGTAGAATACAAGATAAAAAGGATGCTATAGTGAATCCAATAAGAAATGGATTACAAAAAGATACAAGTAAGATAATAAAAGAGGTTGCTTCAGTAACAAATATAAAAGATGCAATGAAATCACTTCAAGATAAAAAATAGTAATTATATATATGGGGTTATCAGTATCAAAAATGTGTGCGAAATCAACAAAAAAGATAAAAAAAATAAAGAGGAGACTTTCAAGGGATAAGAAGGCGGAGATTATATATAAGCAAATATCAGGGAATGATCCAGATGACGTATATAAAGACCGCTACAGTGATGAAGAGGAGACATATACGATAGAAATATAAATATATGAATTAACAATTGATATATTTAATTAAACTTCTTCTTGAATAATAACAGGTTCTTCGATATTACTAGTAGTGATGATGTGATTTTCATCATCAGGAATATTAATTTCCTCACCGTCGTGAACGGTGGTTTCTACGAGTTTAGTAATAACAAGATATGGGTCGCAATTGGATGAAGGTCTTCTATCTTCAAAATATCCAGACTTTTCAAAGAATGTTTTAGTAGGAATACGGACGGAAGCTCCACGGTCAGCTACACCATATGTAAATTCTTCCCAAGAAGCGGTTTCGTGTTCTCCAGTAAGACGCATTTTATTATCGGTGCCATAATTTTTAATATGATTTTCATGAGCTTTTTCAAGTTTAGCGATATAAGACTTGATAGTATCAAGTCCGTTTTCAGCTCTAGTAGATGATGTTGAATAATTGGTATGACAACCAGAGCCGTTCCAATCGCCATCCATAGGTTTAGGATGATAATTGACATCATATCCATAAATTTCAGAGGTTCTATTTAGAATATATCTAAAAAGAAGGAGTGAATCGGCGGCGTCAACACCTTGACCGAAAATCTGGAATTCACATTGTCCTGGAGCAACTTCCCAATTATAACCGGTACAAGCAATATTTTCACAAACCATAATATTATTTAGAACGTGTTCGGCGACTTCTCTACATTTAATATTATCAGAACCGACGCCACAGTAAAAATTACCTTGTTCTTTACCATTATTAGAAACCCATTCTTTGCCATCAAGGGTTTTCATACCAACAGGAGCTTGCCAATCGTTATCTTTATCACGTTTAGTGAAAAAGAATTCTTGCTCTATACCGAACCAAGGGTCTTCTTTAATAGATTTATCATGGCTGAATGTAGCTTGAGCTTGTCTTCTAGTATTATCTTTATGAGGGACATAAACAACCGCATTATGTTTTTTAGATTTTTCTTTATCAACAATCCAAGTATCACATAGAACAAGGAAAGCATCAAATTGACCTTGAAGTCTAAAAGGGTCTCTAGTTACTTTAACGGGTCTAACAAATACTTCAGATGATTTACCAGAGGCTTGTTTAGTGGAAGAACCATCGTAATTCCATAGAGGGAAACCAGAATCAATATCGTGGTTAATTAAAACCTTGGTTTTAGATCTAAAATTATTATCGGCATCGAGCCATACATATTCACAGACAACATTTGTCATTATAATTATATTTCTAAAATACATTTAAATCTATTTTATTATAATAAATATAATTATATGTGTGGAATAATTGGGATTTATAATAAAAAAAACGGAGAAGTGTCAGATTTAATAAGCTGTTTAAAGAAACTACAACACAGGGGTAGTGATGGTTTTGGATTGATAAAATATAGTAATAGAACGTATAGAGAATACAGGTCAGATGGGGCGGTAGAAATGTCGACTGTAAATCAAAAGCACGATTTTAAAGCAGGAATAGGTCATACAAGATATAAAACATCTGGTAGTGAAACAATAGAAGGAAGATTGAATGAATTACAGCCATTAAAAGATAAGATAGAAGGAGGGCATATATACATAGCTCATAATGGAAATATACCGAAAGTGAATGGTCATGACACGAGTTATTTACTGAATTATATAACAAATAAGAAGGGTTATTGCTTGGAAGATATATTAATAGATATAATGAATATGATACCAGGGTCGTATAGTTTGATAATACTTAATAGAGGAACATTATATGCGATGAGAGATAGATATGGGGTGAGACCATTGTGTATGGGTGAGAATGAAAAAGGGATATATTTAAGTTCTGAGAGTGTAGGATTACCAGAAAACAGTTATAAGAGAGATATAAAAGCGGGTGAAATAATAAAGATAAATTCGGCGGGAATACAGAATATCTATAATCATATAAATACGTATAATGGGCTATGTTTATTTGAAATAATTTATTTTTTGAATGAGGAAAGTTGGTGCGATGGAATAAATATAAAAAGAACGAGAGAATATTTGGGGGAGAAATTGGCAGAGAAAGAGAATTATAAGTTTAATGAAGAAGAAAACGTAGTAATAGGAATACCAAATTCAGGTATAACATCCGGGAAGGGGTATGCTAAGAAATTAGGATTGCCATATATGCAGTATATATCAAAAAATAAAGATGCGGGGAGGACGTTTATATTGATGGATAATGAAACAAGGGTGAAGGCGTGTAAGAAAAAATTTGGATATAATATAGATGGATTAAGGGGGAAGAAGGTGATATTAGTGGATGATTCAATAGTAAGGGGGAATGTGATGAAAAGCTTGGTAGATAATTTGAAAGATTGTGGAGTATTAGAAATACACGTGAGAATACCATCACCACCAGTGATAGATATATGTGAATTAGGAATAGCAATACATAAGAAAGAAGAGTTGATAATGAATAATAAAACAGTAGAAGAAGTTAAAAAAGAGTTGGAAGTAGATAGTTTAAAGTATTTATATATAAATGAAATGGGAGGAATAATACCATCGGATAGTTATAGTCAGTGTTTTACGGGTGAAATATCTGATGAATTTAAGAACTGGAAGCCATAGGGCGAATATTATTAGTACTTTCAGCCCAAAAACGGAATTTTAGTCTATGATTATGGATATTAGAATTATGCATCATAATAGCACAAGGGGGAATATCATTAGTAAGTCCTCTAGGTTCCTGATCTTGTTCTCATATTGTATTGAATTAAAAAATTGTTAAATATTTAATTCAATTTTTAATGTATATGGTGGATTTTGAAGACTACGACTTTAAATATTGTATATGGCTTTTATGTGAAGAAGACGAAGATTGGTCTAAAAGGACGAATGGATTTAAAGCTCATATGTCAATATGTAGTCATTTGAGTATGACGGAGGCATTGGATATGTATAGTATTTTAGCAAAAGATACATCCATGATAGTAGAATCAGAACCGGGACCAATAATAGAATATAATAAGGGATTTAATGCATTATATTATAACGTTAAATATTCTGTAAAAAATGATAAACCAAGGCCTTGGTGGTGGCCTAAGAATGCACATGTATCATTAAAGTATAAATATAACGAAGCATTTGGAGAAGAAGAGACAAATAGTTTAAGAATAATAGATAATGAATGTAAAATGAAGGGGGTAGTAATAATGAAATGTACGGGGATGCATAAAGATTGGAAGTGGATTATGTAGATTCAAGATTGGTAACACGAGTAGATAAATCCTCAAGAAGGAATAAAATAGCATTTAAAGTATTATCGTGAACGGGTGTATTTTGGCTAGGAGAAATAATAGTACGTGGTTTGCTGTTATGGGAAGAGTCAGGCACTCCAGGGTGATTTTTATTAGTGATAAAGTGATAAGTAATTTGGTTGCCATTACGATTATCACGATAATGTTTAACCCAAATAGAACCGCCTTGTTCGAGAGTATTGGAGAAAGCAGGGGGGTCGTGAACAGCAGCTAGAATTTCATTAGGATAGCTAGAAACATAATTTAAATCAAATTCATCATAAGAAGCATATTTTCTATTCCAAGCCTCACGTTCAATATTATAATGATTATCTTGAACTTTTTTCCAAAAACCGAATTTTCTTTTGAAAACTTCGTGTCGTATATTTTGGAAATGGATACCGGGTAAATCATCATTAGCCAAAGCACAGGCGATTTTTTCTTGTTCTTGCTTATGTCTGATAGTTTCTAATTGTTCGATTTGGTCTCTTAATTCTTCAATTTTGTTTTGGATATTATCCATATAAAAGGTAATATCGAAATATATTTAAATACATTTCTTTCATGTTGGATGTGAATTACATAAATTGAACTAAAATTTTAGTCTTGTATATTATTAACTGAAAGTAGTATGTCAAGTTTATTAAAAACGAGCGAAAAAACAGTTAAAAATATGATGGAAAGTGAGCGAATGTCCTTAACCTGTGCCCCTGGTGGTGAGAATAATAGGGGTATGGAGATAATAGGGAGAATGCCGATTAAGGGGGAGGGGTTTACTGCAAGCGATCTTGAAGGATTGGAACCTTATTTTGTGGGGTTGATGCCGTCGAAAATGGATGCGGAAAAGAAATTGTGTTTTCCGCAAGTGGCCCTATTGGACCTTAATGTGTTGAGTATGGACGACAAAGTGGATGAGTTGGAGGATGAAGACCAAGCAAGAGTGTTGATTTTAAGGAATTGGGCGAAGGGAGCCGACAAGGAGATATATAAGGAAATAGGTTCGGTAAGGTGGGATGCGGAGTATCTTGACCCGAACAAGTATAGGACGGAGATAGTTGATGGCAAGGAGATTAGGGTGAGAGGGAAGCGAATGAATAAGCGAGCAAGGACGAACCTATGCTTTGTGCCCGATAGAGAGCAGGAGCCAGCGGTATTTGAAGGTAAAGGGACGATATATGACCTTAAAAAGATGAAGGCGATGAATGAATGTGTGGAAAGATTGCGGGAAGAAATTGCCACGGGGTTGATAGAGATAGGGAGTAAAACCAAGGTAATAATAAATGTAGTTGAAGGAAACAGGTATTATGACCTTAAAAAGACGGGAATAGGGTTCCACGGCGACACCGAAAGGGTAGTTGTTATATGTCTTAGTATAGGTGGGTTCAACTATCCTATGAGATGGCAGTGGTTTAAGGATGGAATGCCTGTAGGAAAACCGATTGACATCCACCTTGATAGCGGAGATGTGTATATAATGAGTGAGAAGGCCGTAGGAGCAGATTGGAAGTTGAAAAGCAAGTATACATTAAGGCATGCGGCAGGAGCTGAAAAGTATAGGAGTTTAAGTAAGTGGGAAAAGCGCCGACCTGGCTATGAAGCGAGAATTAAGGAAAGGGATGAGAAAGCAGCAGCAAAAGCCAAGGCAAAGGCAGAACGAGCTAGTATTAAGACAGCATTTAAAAAAGCAAAAACTAAGAAAAAAGAACTAAAAAAAGAGACCTTAAATGATGAAGAGAAGGAATTGGCGAAAGCCCTATTAGAAATGTAAGTATAATATAATATAGGAGGGAAGAATAGTGAGTATTGGCTCATATTTTTTATTTCAATATAATATTTAAATAAATTGAATTAAAACAAAGAATTTTAATTCAATTAACACAAATATGCAATTCATACCAGTAGCCCAAGCAACACCAATAACGAGCGACCGCGTAGATCTACCTATCGCTACAGTAGAAGAAAGTAGCGATATGAGATTATCACTTGATTTAAGAGAAGATACAAGTATTCCAGGAGACTTGATAAAAATAACCTTGGATAGAAAAGAAGAAGTCGAAATAACCAAGCTAAGAATATTCAAGCATTGGATAGGTTCAAAGGGTATGACAAAAGATAAAGTAGATGATTTGCTTATGATGTTATTCTACTTAGACAGCGTAACCATACAATCAAGTATAAATGAATATAATTACGACTATAAGTTTTGGAAGCATTATGTGCCAGATGATTTTGGTAAACCGAAATATATGCTTTTAAATGGAATGGAGTGTAGGTCTGTAGCTGTAGCGGAGAATTTAGTTGAAATGAGCGATCCAAATGATCCGGAAGCCACATATATAGATTATTATTCTCAAATAATGAAACAGCTATATGGTTCAGGTTGGAGAAATAAAGAAAGTATGATAGTAGAAGCAGGTCTAATAAAAGGCCAAAAAGAAGGTTCCGTTCATCCATATTGTATCTTGATTGATAAGAAAATATTAAAGAGAATATTTCAAGCAGTGAGCCAAGGTATAAAAGTGATAGTATCTGACCTAGAAACGATAAAGAATAGAAAGAAAGAGAGAGGCGGATGGTGGGAAAACACCAGTATATGCTATAGCGATACACCTTGTGATTACAAGTGTTCTCCTCAATTCGCACGATATGGAATAGAATTTAAGAAAGATGAAAATTACTCAACCGTGTCTTCATTTGTAGAACCATATATAACATTTCAAATTGATTGGAATAATCTTGAAGTAATGAATAATTATAAAACATGCGTATTGATATAAATTGAATTAAGTAAAAAACATTTTTTTATGATTAACAAGATGAATAATGAAAGAAAACAAGCAGCGAAAAATTTCCTTAGAATGTTACTGGAACAAGACATTCCATTGAGAGTAGGTCAAGAAAAAGATAGAATAGTATTATGTCTAGGATTAGTTATTATGTTGGATGAAAATGAAGAAACAATGGAATTAACACTTAAATTAAAAGATAAATTTTCATATCAAGAAATACTTGAAGGCTTGAACGCAGAATTTAGTCCATATGTAATGGGAATATTATCTAATTTTGATCCTAGTATCCTTGGAAGAACTAGAACAGATAGTCCAACAGGTGTCCAAGATATTAATGTATAACAATTATAAATTGATTATTATTAATTATAAAATCTTTTTTTAATTTAAAAGAAAATGTCTCAAGAAAAAAAACAATGTCCGGTCTGTTATGAAGACCTAACGATAGAAAATGCGGTGAATTTACCTTGTAATCATAGTCAATGTAGTAAATGTTTTTGGAAATGGACGAACGATCAAGGAAAACAATCCTGTTGTATGTGTAGAAGTGAGTATTTGACACATAAAAATCATCAATTAAACGCGAATGTTGAAGAAGCAAATAATGCTCTGGAGTGGGCGAGAAGGAGTTTGGCAGAATGCATGCGTCGTGAAGAACAAATAAGGTTAAAAGTAGAAGATTTATACGATGAAGAAGTTCATAAACAAGAATTAATAGAAAATTTACAGCATATATATAATCATGAAAAGGCAAAACTAGATAAACTAGAGATTATATATTATCACAGAATAAAGGAATGTTGTGAATTGGGGTGTTCTCTACCAAGCGAGGGACATAAAATGACTGATGATATGTTGTCGTTATTTTATGAAAGACGACATAAAAAAAGATTAGATATAGCCCAAAAAAAGAGAGATGGAAGATATAAAAAGGTATTGGCAGAATTAAATGATTATATTGAATGGGAAAGAAGAACAAAAATATCTCTAAAAGCGAATTGTATTCATTTTGTGCATGAAATCTTAGAAATAAAAAGGGGCACTACGGGGTGGGACAGAGGTTCGGCTTGGATATTTGAGGAAGATGAAACGAATTATGGATTTTATGTGACACAAGCTCAAACAACGATGAAACCAGTATATGCTGATATAAGAGTAGATAAATCATCTCTTGCTAAGGAGTGGTTGAGCGGGGACGTGCGTTGGGTATGGTCGGCAGGGAATTATGAAAGGAAAATAGTAAATTGGTTAAAACCGGATGATTATGCTGATCCGAATTGGAACAAAAACGAATTATTATATTTTAGAAGATGGCATAGGAGACTTATGAAAGCATTGCGCTTAACACGAGATATAAAGACGGAGAAAGGTCATAGAGAAAGAAATATAGATGTAGAAGAGAATAGAATAACAAAAATGGTAAAATCTAGTAACTGGAAAAAGATAAAGGTGGTTGATTTGGGAGAATTTGGTATGAGTATGTTTGATGAACCACCAGCATTTGCGGGCGATGAAACAAGGCTCAGCTTGTGTATGTGGACTGAATATGACGGTCCTAATCACGGAATTCATCGTCCAGTATTAGAAGAAGGTGAGATAGATGAAATAGGAGGGTTTGCAAGTGATACAACGGAATCAACTTCAGGAACAGATACAGGGTCAGATACAGGGTCAGGATACAGTTCAATGCCAGAATTAATAGATGAAAATGGCAACATAGTTGAAGATGAATTAGAATATACAAGAACTGAAAATGTAGAAGAGAGTATGCGTTTATGGAGGGAACTCACTAGTGGTAATGTTTCAGACGAAGATGTAGAACGTCATGTTCACCGCCTTGCAGATCTAGCAGAAACATTCATTCTACAAGAATAAATAAATATAAAACTTATTTTTTAATTATTAATTTTAAGCCATCTTTGAATACATTGGTTTTAACAATATCTTGGGTTTCACGTCGTTTGATAGGAGTGTCATCAATAGGAATATAATCTAAAGGGCTAAGTTGAGTAGGAAATCCATAAACGAGGTTAGTATAATGTGAGAAATCTTCACCGTGACCGTTGGCATCAGTGAAAGCTTGAGCGTGTGTAGGGTGTCCTCTTTTATGTTTAGGCCATTCCGTTTCTTCTGATTTGGGATTAAATCTAGGGAAACTACTAGGCTTGGCTAATTTAGCGTGATAATCAGGGTCATAGTTTAAATCTTGTCGGTATATACCGAATACAGTATGAATAAGTTCGTGTTCTAATAATAACATGACAGTTAATATATTTTGTATTTCTATTTCTCGTGGTTTTAAATAGTCGGGTAAAGTACTAGTGAAATTATCTAAATCAAGTCCAAATATCAATTTTTCATCAGATTTTTGCCATTTGGCTTTTCCATTGGTTTGTCCTATCCATCCGCCACCAAAAACCATAGGTTGTTCTTTCTTTAAAGGCATATACATATTACCGTGTTGTCTAGTGATGATACGTCTTGCTAGGAATATTTCGGCGATCCATTCAGCTCTAACGTCATTTTCAGGGACATCAGCAGCAGCAGAAGCGGGTAAAATTTCTTCAGCATTAGCAAGTTGGGTATAAAAATAAACTTTTTGAGCTCCATTTTCAAAGAATATTTTTTTAGGAGTGCCATTATATTCAAATAAAAATATATCAGAATTGATAATTTCTTTTACAATAGCCCAAACTATATTAAAAGGTTTACCAGTTTTAGTTATAGTCGAATCTACCTTGCCATCAAGATAGTCTCCAATCCATTTACTTGAAAAAAAGTAGCTGAATAACTGTTCGTCATGATTAGGAGCTTCTTTAAGATTCATGTTTTCACCAAAAACATCAATTAAAGCACTATCCATTTGAGTAAGTATATTAGAAAGGCTTTGAATTCTAGCTTTTGTAATTCGTTGTAGCCATATTTGAGGGTCTTCTTCATATAACCAAATGATGTGTTGGTCTATCATATCGGGTTCTTGAGTAGTTACAGTTGCTAAACTAGACATAATATATATATATTGTGTATATATTATATCATAAATAATGTATAAAAACTTAAAAAAAGGCACGGAAACTTAAAAAAAGGCACGAAAAACTTAAAAAAAGGCACTAATTACATTTTTCATTATAAATATTTTCAAGAGATAAGAAAGGAGGGGTGAAAGTAGCAGCAAATTTACGATTGATAATAGTAGTAGTATAATTGAGGAAAGCATTATTAGGCTTATCAATAAATATCTGTGCTTTAAATTTATGTGGTTGGTCCCATAAGGAAGGGAATAGCTTTTTAGTAAACTGATAATATGCAGTGATAGAGTGTTGTTCCATTGGTTTCAAGATGATAGTTTTAGAATTGAAAACAGAACCTCTGACAATAACACGGAAAGAGCATTGAATAATAGAAGCAGCGTCGCCAATAATATAAGTATTATAAAAATAATTTAATTTATTAGAATTATTTTGAGGTTTATATGTGATAGAACTGCCAATAATATCAATCCAAGTATTATGAGGTATTTCTTGTTTATCGGTTACTTTTTGAATATCATAAGTACCGGAATTAACTTTAATATTATTCAAGTTACAATTAGTTTTTATGATTTCCATTATATATATAATATATTTGTGTTTAAGTAGATTGGGGAGAGAAAAACACGTGATTTTTATTGATTATAAAGTAAAGGAGTATTTTCACCAGGATTAGGACGGTTGATAATACAATAAATCATAGCCCAAACCCAACCGACAGCAAAAGTAAGGGAGAAAGCGATAAGAAAGCCTACAGACATCATTTAAAATTAATAAGAAAATAACTTTTAAATTATAGTTGAAAATAACTTGTTTCTTTTTCTTTTTTTGTTTCATCAGTTTTGAATTCTTTGTCCTTTAATAATATATGAATAGTTGGAATAGCTGCCAATTCGGAGAATATTCCTGAAAACACAGCAATATCTATTTGAAGTATAGACAATTGGATAGTTATAGCATAACTAATAGCATTTAATGTAAACATAATATTAGCCAAAACTTGTAATTCCATTCTTGTAAAATCCTCGATTATTTTTTGATTAGGATTATAAATATTAAATGTTAAAATAGGCATACCCAATTCATTGATAAATACCTTGCATATACGAAATATCATGGTATAAACTAATAAAAAGGCATATCTAGTCCAAGTATTTATTTTAATAGATATAACGATTAAATCATCATTGGGACCGAAGCGATAATAGGTGCTTTCCTTGTTAGCCAATAATACAGTAGGTATAATAACTGCTATTAGGACTAATAATTGACCTACGATGCAGATTTTAAGTCGTTGCTTTGGGGTTAGTTTTGTCATTTTGATTGATTAAAAAAAGAATGTTAAAATGTAATCAATTAATGAATTGTTCTATGATTTGAGAAGAGCGAATATTATAAGCACTATTTGTAGATAGGAAAGCGACGTCGGTCCATATTATGGTCTTAAATTTTTGAATATTAATCTCAATATCTTTATGAAATACAATACCATAACCTTTTCTTCTAGGAAGTTCATCTAAAGTATTATAAAAAGTCATATTTTTCCCACCATAACAAGTAGAAGGTAAATAAATATGGCATTTATTAAACATTTTCTTATTTCTAGTAGAGGAAGGAGTGCCGCCATCAGATAGAGAATATACCTTGAGAATAGAATCATCGTTTTTTTTGATGTCATAATCAGTATTATGATGATGTTTGGACCATACTTGGAAAATACATTCGACGGAAACATCATTGCCAGCAGGCCAATGGAAAGTAGATTTAATTTTTTCACTATAAACAAGATTGAAACCGATGACACGTTTGCGGGGAACACCTTTACCATCACTTTCAAATAATTGTGGAAGAATAAAGCAAACGTAATCGGCGAATTGAGAATGATTAATAAACTTGAGTGCGAGTTGTCCTCGTAATCCAAAAGGAGGATTACCAATGACAATATATTTTTTATTGGGGTCGGCAAGGGTCCAATCGAGATAATCTTGTTTGACGACGAGTTGATTGCGGGGTTCAATATCAAGTCCGACTCTTCTATCTTTGGGAAGATTATCAAAGAAGGAACCGGAACCGGCGGAGGGTTCAAGATAAGTATACTTGGATTCGTCATCGTGATAAGAATTGATGATAGATTTAGCTTTGGTAATACAATATTTGGCGGTGTCAGTATGAGTAAAGAATTGATCTTTTTGTCTATGAGTAAATATAGAATAGTCGATATTAATATTAGCGAGTTTAAGTAATTCGAAACAGTAATGATACGGGACGCGTTTGAGTTGTTGCCACCGAATGACAGTGCCTTTTGCGACATTCAAGAAAGTGGCGATATCTTTAACAGTTTTATTTACAAGAATATGTTGTAATATTGAAAGTAGGTCATAGTTATTATCTTCTTTGATGAAATTCATAATATGATATAATGGAACAACAATTTATTTAAATCAATTTATTATTAGTAACAATAAAAAATACGATGTTTTTCTCTCCCAATCAATTTAAATTTTAAAAATATATATTAAAATAAAAAATATACATTTTTCTTTTTCATTTCTTTTCCTTGTACGTTTATTATATTTATTTACGCCGGTGTTTCTTGCGCCTTGTTTTTCTTTTTGATGTGCGTCTTTTTTTCCCGGCGCCTTGTTTTCCTTTTCTCGTAAAACTCGTAAATCTTGAACGCATCTTATCGACGGTTCCTGCAGCAAGGTTTTTATATTTCTTTACCATAGCTTCTAAATTTTTTACTACAGTTTCTAATTTGGCGAGTCTTTTTTCTAATTGTCCTATTACAGAGTGTTGTCTCTGATAATCCGCGACGAACTTTGCTTGTTCCTCGAATGACATATCCCCGTAGCTTTTGGTATTTTGCATTGGTCTATAATATATAATAATATTATTTTTTGTTAAATTATAATACATAAAAAAGCGAGGGTTTTTCTCTCCCATAATAAGACATATTACTTAAAAACAAAAAAATAATTAAAATATAATGATGAGAATTGGTTTTAATGATTACAAAGAAATAAAAGAATATTATGACAATGACTTGAATGTGGATAAAAAGTTAGTAAAGACATCGAATGATGAACCAACGCCGATAACTTGTGTAGAGGAGATGGTAGATAGAATACCAGAAGAATTCTGGAAAAGGGAGGGATTGAAAATATTAGATCCTTGTTGTGGATGTGGTAATTTTCCATTTGTAATATATCATAAATTAATAAAATATCACAGCAGAGAAACAATATTGAAAGATATATTACACTTTAATGATTTGAATATGGATAGGATAGAAGTATTGAAGAATATATTTGATTACGAGGGATTGAATGTATATACTGAAGATTTCTTGAATTTTACGACAGATATAAGATTTGATTTGATAGTAGCAAATCCACCGTATGCGAAGTTGGACGTGAATGGAAAAAGAACAGCGAAGAATCATAATTTGATAGGTTTGTTTATAAGCAAGTCGCTGGACTTGTTATTGGATAGGGGGTTGTTATTATATATAACACCGGATAATTGGATGTCATACGCGGATAGGAATACTTTGATAATAAGATTAACAAAACTACAGATAGTTCATATAAATATTCATATGGCAAAGAAATATTTTCCAAAGGTAGGGTCGTCGTTTGTGTGGTATTTGATAGAGAATACGGAATCATATAAAGATATAACAGTAGAAGGGAAGTGGAAAGGAGAAATATATAAAAGCAGTGTAAAAAGCGAAGAACGAAGATACATACCATTGTATTATAATAAAAGTGTGCAGAGTATATTAAGAAAGACATTAGATAATAAGAGATTAAAAAAGTTTGAAGTAGAAACAACAAGTTATTTACACAAGTATACAAAAAAGGCATATATAAGAAAAGAGAAAGATGAAGAACATATATATAAGTTGATACACACACCGAAACAAGTAGTATGGAGTTCGAAGAAACATAAATATCAAGATGGTTGGAAGGTGTTTATATCGACAACATCATATTATGGAACGTTTGTGGATAATTGTGGAATGACGCAATCGATAGCATTTATAAGGTGCAAAGATCTTGAAGAAGCGAATAAAATAAACATGGTATTAAGTCATCCCTTGTATAAGTTTGTGAACGATATATGTAGGTATGGTAACTTTAATAACATAAGAATATTGCAGAGTTTTCCTTATATCGATGATTATGACAAAGTTTATAAGAAATTTAAAATAACAAAGAAAGAACAGTACTTTATTGAATCAAAAATAACGGGTTTTTCTCTCCCCAAAACATAAAAAAACAAAAATAATAAATAAAAATAAAATAAAACATAAAAAATATTGAGAGCATTTATGCTTTAATAAAAAAGAATTTCGCGGGAGTTTTGCGTTTATTCATTTTCAACAACAAAATGAGACCATAAATAAAATCTTTTGACATTTTCTAACACCATAACAGGTAATAAAACTTAATAAAACTTAAAATGTAAAATAATACTTCCAAGCTTACTGAGAAGTTAAAAAGTTCTTAGAAGT